TTCGTGCCGTGGGTTTTGACGATATAACCGTCTGTCAGATAATCGGGGTCAATCGACATCCATCCGGTTCCGTTGGCGCTTTTCGGTGTTCGTATAAACTCTTCGTCATTGATGTATTTGTCGGCCAGTATGAGCAGAAGCCGGGCGCCCTGGGCCAGTCCGCCATGTTCCAGCAGCATACTCTCTGATTCAACCCGGCCGGCAATCTGGTTGACCATATTCACAAAACCCGTTGCCGTGTTTCCGATTGAATGACTACCACCCATTGCCTGTGAATAATCAGGAGCTCCGCTGATTTTCTCCAACATGGCCGTGAGCCGGTCTTCCTCGATGAAAGTCTGGTCAGTCACTTCCGGCGCGCGGTCATACACAACGGCCTGGTCAAACCGTTGAACACTCATCGGGAATTCATGAATAGCCGATGGCCGGTCAAAGAATTCGCTTTCCGGTTTCCCGGCCATGACATCAGAGCGAATCCATTTTGTCGGAAACATGACCCGGCCAAGATGATCCATCCGGTATCCAAAGTTCATCAAAGCGGCAATTATCAAGTCCTCAACCATTTCCAGGGAACCAATCCCGAAAAAGTTTGAAAAATCATTGGTAATTCGCCAGATGTTCAGCGGCAAAAGACCTTCACCCATCGGAGGCGGCCCGGAATAAATCTTAAAAGTATCCTGGGCAACGATGATCCATTTATCGCGCCGAAACCAATGAACTACCCGGCGGCGGCCGGTCTTCTTGCCGCGCTCGGTATCATTCATCTGGGTACGCCAGTCATTCTTGCCGGTCCCGTAGTTTATGCCGCCGATGATGTCCGAAATCTCTTCGTACTGATTATCGATAGACCCTGTATTTTCTATCTTCGATGCAAAGCATTTTTTGGCTTCATCTTTCTGGTAGCCAGGGAACGAGGACATCGCCTTGATCTGTTCGTTGGTCATCCAGTCAACGTAAAAGAAGTACGGCAGGCAGTCGTCATGATTACGGTCTTGCGGATTGATCCGGCCACCGGTCGGCGCCGGAAGTAACTGAAAGAAATCAATGTCCCGCTCGCTCATCTGCCAGCGCCCGTCCTTGGTCTTCCGGGCAAAGGGCATCCGGTATCCGGTTCCGATGGTTACGGCAGACTGAAGCGTAGGTTCTATCTCGGCCAGGATGTTGAGTTGGCTTTCGTCCTTGTAGAGATTGCGGAGCCAGGCTTCCGCCTGCTCACGCCCGGAATCAAAGCGGGGATGCAACGAGTCCAGGGAAACAAAATTCTCGCCGCCGAAGATGTTTTTCTTGAGTTTGGGAATTCGGTCCTGGCAAAGAGCAAAGGCGGTGTTCAGCATGATCTTTGACGCCGTACCCTCAAGTTGCCAGGGCTTGCGCCCGCGCCAAAGCGCGTAATGCCGAGCCGCAAGCTCAAAATGCGGCTTGCAGAAAGCAGAGGAAAGCTGAAATTCAGCCCGAAAATCACGGACTTCCTCATCAACTTCACTGTCCGGTGTGTCGGTTTGTCCCATCATAATCCTCAGAGTCTTTTGATTCGTGAGGATAGTGTGACACAACGACGCACGATAGTCAACACTATTTTACATGTTTTTATTTTGATTAACGATACGTCGAAACATATCTTGCTGCGGCCGGACCCACCCAAACGGCGCTTGCGCTCCTAATCCGCTTTTACGCCGGGCTTCTTCTTCTAATGTCGAGTGGTATACTCTGGGCTCTTTCTTCGCGCCCTTCGGTGGTTTCCAGTCTGAAAACAACATGATTAATGTATCCAGCCGGTCCGGGCTCTCGTTGGTACGCTTCCGATGGTCTCGCTTACGTTCGAGTTTGATTTTATTGTGCTCGTTGACAATAAAGCGGCGTTGACGCATCTGTTTCAGTAAAACTGGATCGTCAGGAAGTTGTACCTCTGGATGCAAGCGAAGCAATTCCTTGAACTGATAATGGTCTTCGGTTATGCGGTCTGCGTACTCATACCCGTTGATCGGGTCCTGGTTGTTCATGTACCGCCTGATGCCGCGATACCCTTTCCCTACCCCGTCCCCTTCCATGTTGTCTATAATCCCGTATCCAATTCCACCATTATCGGCAATGCAATCCCGGGCCGGAATTTCAAATCGCCGTAAATCAAGCAAAAATCCAATCGCAAGCTTGTCCGTATCTTCTTCACGCCGGATTTTTTCATAGATTACCTTGTCGCCATCCAAAACCATCATTACCTGTTCGTCGCCACCGCTTGAGAAGTCCAGGCCAGCAAATTTCCTGCCGGGATTATATTCAACTCGCTGCTTCATCGAGGCCTTGACACGTTTCAAATCGGTATCCGTAAAGACGCTGTTCTCGTCCGTATCCCGCTGAAATTCACCTTCGGAAAAGCTCTTGATAAAACTTGATCGCGCCCCGAATTTTTCAATCAACTGATCCAGGTACACAATCTTTTCGGGGGTCTGCAGATGAGGGCAATCACGCCGCGTTATTTTCCGCCGGTAATGCCACAAGGCGCCGGGGTCTCTCTTTTGGCCGCCGTCCAACGTATCGGGATCAATGGCATCGTAAAACGGCCCGACGTCATCGCCAGGCGTCGAAATCACAAATAAGAAATCAGGTTCAATCCGCCAGGCGGCCTCAAACGCCTTCAGCCCTACGCTCTTGGCTTCGTCTATGATGACGCATACCGGCCGCCAGCACATGTCCCCATTGCTGTCCCGGTCCCATTTGCCGTGATAGCCTTCCATCGTGATCGCATCACGCGGGACGCGCGCTATCCACCGGCTCTGCAGGCCCCTTACCCGCGGCGCCGTCACCGATAATTCGTCAGATATGGCACATTTCCAGCCGTCATCTATAAACGGCCGCACCATGGAATCAAGATAGCTGAATAACTGCCCCTTGATCTGCTCCACCGCGCCGGCTGTGCTGAATACCGTCGCCCCGGGAAAGGCAGCCATGATGCTCAGCCCCAGCAATGGCACCAAAACACTTGTCTTGCCCGATCCGTTGTTCGTGGAGACCGCCACCCGCGCGCCAGGCCTGGATGCTTCCTCGATTATCTCGCTCTGCCATTCGTATAATGCCGGCATGCCCCACATCTGCGCCTGCATTAACGGATGATTAAAACTCGAAAATATCGACCGGCCCTTTGTTAAATCCTGAACCATCGTGGTCATTTTAGCCTCGCTTGTTCACGAATCAGGACAACGGCAATATGAGGCAAGTACCCCATTATCTCTAAAATTCGATTGGTTTACCCTGCTGATTCTCAAGTTTCTCGCAATGGGCCAACGCCGGCGCCAGTCTCTGCGCCATACTTTCCGATATCTCTTCCTCTGCCTCAGACGGCGGCGCTGTTACCGTCTCTGTCAATGTTTCGTCACCCTCATCATCTGGGTCATCATTGTCGTCACCAGATTCGGCGGCCCCTGGCTCAGCAGCAGGTAAAGGCGGGGACGGAACGAGATTCTTAGAAAGAAGGTCTGTCGCGGAATTCGCCGCGGTTGCGCCTATCTCGTCCAGCGCCGTCTGTATCCCGCCTACCCCCACCCCCGTCAGGTCAATCAGTCTCACCAGTAATCCTTTGATTCCGCCAGGGACCAACGCCAGTTCCTTCACTGATTTACCCGCATATGTCGCCAGGTATTCACAGACCGCGCCGGGATCCATTCGCTTTCCGTCTCGCTTGCTCTCGCCATCAAAAACACCCAGCTTGGTCAACACCTCGATCGCTTTCATCTTCTGCGGGCTGCTGTCGGATGTTTCAAGGACCTCTTTGCAGGTCATTATCGCTGATCTCAGGTCAACTCCGTCGCTGTTGAGTTTCGACGATCGGGTTAGCCGTAAAAACTTTATCCGCGCGGTTATCGCATCGTTTTTCCTTATCCGATATACCGCTCTCATCGCAGCTTTCCGGTCCGCTTGCTCGTACACCCGCATATACGCCCGGGTTTCTCCCAATCCGGATGCTACCGCCTGAGCGTATTTCTCATGATTCTCCGTCCGTAATATGTCCGCGCCTGGGTTCATGGATTTTCGGCCCACACTGAAAAAAGAGGAAGAGGGGTATCAGCCCTCTTCCTCTCGTAGTTACTTCGCCGGCGTTCCTTCAACGTTTCGGGCCTTCCGGTCGTTCGTTCTTTTTTCCAACCACATCAACGACTCTTCAAGCTTCGTGATGACGATTGAATTCTCGCGGCAAGGGTTTGTCGCTTGTAAGAACTGCAGCCGGTTGATCAAGACCTTGAGCACGTCTTCGTTCGTGGTTCCATTCTTCACCGTGACGAGTTGCCCGGCAACCGCCGGCTCTCCTTCGCCGGTAACGCGCTTCTCGATGAACTGAAGCGTCTGACTCGCTACATCGGGAGGCGCTGGTTCAAAATCCGAAAGCGCATACCTGTGCCCTGCGGTTAATACCTTCATCTGATATCTCCTTTGCCCCGGATTGTTATTCAAGCCGGACGTGGGGCCCAGCCGGTTGAATATTTCACAAATTACGCTCTTTTCATTTGTTCAACACCGTATCACATCGTTTTACATTTGGCAAGCTGTTTTTTTGAAAATCCCCCACTGGGGGCATACACAGGGGGACCCATGAAAACAAAAAGGGCCCCCTCCCCACCCCTGGGCGGCTTAATCTGACCGGATATAATGACGCATAACAGCGATTATGTCACCCTAATTTCTCATT